AGCCGGGCCGCACACCCGCCGAATAGTAGGCGCGAGAGTCGGCGTAGGTGCCGTCAGTCCACACGCATTGGAAGGTAATGGTAGTGGTGTAAGTAGGGGAACGGCACCACCACCAAACCGCCGAACCGGTGTTCGTATGATTATAAGCAATCCTGGAGTTGCCAGCTTTGAAATAATCATACTGCTGTTGATAATTTTGTTCGGCGCTATTTGCATAGCTTCTGGTTCCGAACACTTCAAATTCTGCCAGAAGGAAAAGATAATCCGTGGTGGCGGTGACAGAAGAAGCGTTGTTTTGGTTATTGCCGGTGTTGTCGGTGTATTTGGTAGTGGTTTTCAGGTTGTTCCGCAAATCAGCCGGTAACGCCGCCATCAGACTGTTGGCCGGGGGATTGGCGGGGCTTCCGCTGTTGCCCAAAACATCCTTCCGCATATAGCTTGCGTTCCAGCCACCGGCGTTGCTGTTGCTCTTGTTCATACGGAAACCGGCATCCGTCCCGGTGTTGTTATACTTGCTGTCACACAAGGCCACGTCTTTTCCGCTGATCTTACCAATCAGGAAATGAATACGGTTGCCGCCTTCCCTTGTGGCGTTGTGGTTGAACCCGATAATGAAGGCGTTCACAGTCAGGTTGGAGAAAGTGAAGCCTTGCACCATGCCATTCAAAATGAGGGACTTGCTATCACCCACGGCCCAATAGTTGGCCCCGGTTCCAGCGTCAGACGCTTCCTTCACCGTGGCCCAACTGTTACTGTTCAGGGTCTTGGTGGGCAAAGTCACCGTTACGGAACACGTTTTGTTGGCGGGGGCGTTGTAGTTGGCTCCTTCACCCACGCTGACAGTGATCGTGGCCGATCCTGCGGCCTTTCCGGTCACAGTAATGATATTCCCCGACACGCTCACAGAAGCCACGCTGGGGGCGCTGGAAACGGCGGAAATGGCCCCATTCCCGGCCCGTGTTGCCGTGATCGTGCTGGACAGTGTGGCGGCGCTCAAAGTCATAGAAGTTTTATTCAGGGTCAGGCTTCCCGCCGCCTTGCTGATTATCCAGTTGACCGTTTTTGCCGTAGTGCTTCCATCCGGCCATTGGTAGTTCGGGCCGGTAGTGAAGGTGGCCGGATATGTACCGGCATCGGTTCCGGTGGTTGTTCCGCCAATGCTCATTTTGGCGGTATCATATCCGCTCCAAGTGGGGCTTTGCGCCTGTCCGGTATAGGCCGGATTTCCGCTTTGAGTGGGCACGGCCACGGTAGCCCGTCCAATCGTCCAAGGAACCGTCTTGGGGGTTTTCGTGCCATCCGCCCAAGTATAGCCTTCTTTCAAGGTGAAAATAGCGTTGTAGGTTCCAGCATCCGTTCCGCTGGTTTGGCCGCTGATTTCCAAGGTAGACGGGTTGAAGCTGTTCCAGGAAGGGGTCAGAACGCCGCCTGTATAGGTCAAGGTTCCGTTTTGCGTGGGCACCACGTCCACCGTAAAGGCGATCTTGGAAATAGCTTCAGCGGCCTTGTCAGCGGCTTCTTGGGCATTTTTTACCGCTTGCCGAATATCGGCATGGGCTTGTTCATCCTCATTATGGGCGGAAACAGCACCGGCCCCGCCGCCAGCGGATTTCCAATTCCCTTCATCGTCTTTCACCTGAAGTTCATCATTGTTGAACCGCAACCCATGAACCCCTTCAGCATCGGTGACAGAAGTGGAAATGTGCCCCTTGCCGCCGCCTTCACCCATACCAATGAAAAGTTCAATTTCACTGATCTGTTCCTGCAAATACTGAATATCGCCAATCGTGGCGATAGCGGCGGGGTTTACTTCCAAATTCACCTGATCGGCGTTGCCAACCGTGGTGACAAGCTGGATATAGGCCCCGGAAACCGTGATCCCGTTATAGGGCGGCATATAACAGTTCCCGGACAGTTCCACACAGGCGGCATACAGGATTTCCCCATCATCGGGATCACGGGCATACAAGCCCAAAACCCTCATGTGATAGCCCACAGTCAACTTCATGTTGCTGAAGGCGGTTTCCACCTTGACTGCCACTTCATTTGTCCGGGACTTGCGGGAAACTTCCGCTTCCTGCATGATCCCGTTCAGGCTGTCCAGGCTTTCCAGTTCTTCCACCTGATATTCCGCATCAGAAGCGGCAACCTTGGTGAAGTCAATGTCCGTGGCCGTGCCCGCAAGCATTTTGGCGATCAGGGCTTGGCCCTTTTTGGTCACTACCAGCTTAGAAAATTCAGCCAACTTTGTTCAGTCCTTTCATTCATCATTTACCCCAATGAAATCCGCCGTAGCAACACCGGCCCCAATGGAACCGGCCCCGTTTATCGTGAAATGTTCATTGAAGTCATTGGTAATCACCACCGTTGCGCTGTTCACAGTTCCGCCGCCTTGACGGGCTGAACCCTTGACCGTGTGAACCTCTTGACTGTCATTTGTGATAAACAAGGTTTCCACGCCGGGGGCCGTGCCGCCAATCATGGCCGTTCCCTGGATAACAGGGCGTTCCCGCCAATCGTTGGTGATAAAGAAAAATTCCGCCACGCATACCCCACAGGCAATAGGGATAAGCCCTTCAGCGGAACAGGTCAATTTGTTCCCGGCGTTAATCGCAATATTCATGGGAACAATGTTGTTAATCAGGTATTCCAGCCCTTCAATTTGACCGCTTGCGCCCCAATGAGTGGTGATCGATAAAAAATAGGTTCCGGGTTCAAGGGTCAGTTCAAAGGGTTCACCATCGGAAATGGCTGTCAGCATTTGGGCCAGAACCCGGATCGTATAGGGAACAAAATTGTTCAGCTTTGCTTTGATCCGTGCCCTTCTGGTTTCCAGGGTGTCAGTTCCCTTTGGGAAAATCTTCAGCATCTTTTCCCATCGGCTCAAACCATAGTCTAAAGCCGTGTCAACAAACTGATTGACAAAAACTTCTTCTTGTGCGTCCCACGCCAATTCAAATTCCGGTTGTTCCCCGGTAGTGATCCCTTGATATTCCCGAAATTCCCGGACTTGATAGGGCAAGTAGTTGATCAGCTTTCTTTCCATTCCTTCACCCCTTATGCCCCGGCAATCGTGGCCGTTTCCGCTGTCATGGCTCCAAGGATCGGAATGGTGTCAATCGGCAAATTATAATTTGCCGCCACCCCATTGATTTTGGTGTTGGCAACATCTAAAATCCCCGGAACATTTAACAGGCGGCTTTCAAGCTGACTAACCCGGACAATCAGGGCTTCTTCCTGATCCGCCCACCCCTGGGCCATTTCCAGGAAGTAGCCGTTGACGGCTTCTTCAGCGTAGGGCTTCACATCGTCCCATGTCCACCCCCGCTGATAGTACAGGGAAAACGCCAAATCCAGCGTTTCCGGGGCCACAGGGAACACCTTCACCACATGGCCGATAGGTGCAATACCCACCCCTTCCCCGGCGTTCTGCGTGGGGTCTATGGCCGTCTGAACGGTATTAACCAGGGTGTCAGACGGAGTGGAAAAAGTGCTGTCAATGATCACCAGCTTGACGGTGCCGCCAACGGTCAAAAGGCTGTTCTTTCCGGCGTGGTAAACCACTTGTAACCACGTCAAAATATTGGGGGGAACGCCGGTCAAGGAATCCAGCCATTCCCCGGCTTCTTCCGGGGGCATCAGTTCAGAAGGGGCAATATCGCTATTCCATGCCCTGTATACCTTCACGCCGCCCACGCCGGGGATAGCGTTCACCTTTTGTAAGTAGTCCGCCCGATTGCCGCCGAACGCCTGAAGGTTCAGCCCGTCAAAATACCGTTGCCGGAAAACCTCTGTATCTTCTTCATCTTCGCCGGGAATCAGGCGGGCCGTGATTTGGCACGTTTCCAACCCTTCTATGTATTCAATAGGGATCACGGTTGCCCCGTATTCATTCCCGGCTTCCCCAAGGGTTTCACAGGTGATTTCATACACCCCGCCGCCAACCTCTTTGGAAACATAATAGTTCAGTTCCCCGATGGAAAACCGTTCCCCCATGGGAAGGGAAAGATCAGCCGGGGTGATCGTCATTTCCAACACGGCGGGGGTGGCCGGGGTGGGAGAAAGGCCCCTTTCCTTTGCCCGCAAAATCAGATATTCCCGGCTTGCGGTATCGGCAAAGGTTTCCTGAAGGATGTTGTCAAGGGCAATATACAGGTTTTGAAGTTCCACGGCGGCGGGCGCTTCAGCCAGAAATAGAAGGGAACCTTCCCGGCTGTCCAGGTTTTTGTTATGGGTCAGCGCCCGTTCCATCATCCGTTTGATCAGCCCATCATAGGTGATATGTTCATACATCAGATTTCCACTGCCTTTTCCACATTGATATTGCCAAAAATGCTGATCACGGTGAAGGTGGTCAACACCTTCCGTTTGTTCAGTTCAAATTCAAAGTTTTCAACCGCCGTGATCCTATCATCTTGAAGAAGAGCTTCCCTGATCCGGCGTTCGATTTCAGGAATACAATATTCCGGGTCTTTGCCAATCAGGTTTTGCAATTCCACGCCGTAATCCCAAGAGAAAATCAACCATTGATAGCGTTCAGTGGTCAGGATCAGGAACACGGCCTGTTCTACGGCCTGGATTTGGTCAATGGTGCCGGTGATTGTTTTCCAATCGTGATCCATTTTCAGGGTTCGGCTTGGAAGCGTGGTGAAAACAAAATCTTGCCGTAGATCGTCCCCGTTTTGCGGGATCATAGCCATTCCCCCTTCAGTTCAGGAATCGGCTTGATCCGGTCAAGCACCACAAACCGCTTGCCGCCTTGCACCCGTCCCAAAACCACTTCATCCCCCACGATCAGGGCGTTGTGGACTTTGAACTTTTTCTTCCCCTTGTATTCGTGGTTATGGGACGCGAACGCCGGATCACCGGAACCACCGGCCCGGTTTTCCGTGATATGGCTCACCGTCATATCAACTTCAAAATCAGTGACGTTTCGGGTCAGGATCAGCATTTTTTCCGTGTAAATGGATTTTGCGCTAACCTGGATTTTCAGGGGGGACACAGAAATCACCTTCCCGAACAGGTATTGAACCGGCTTGGTGGCTTCCACAGCTTCCACGGCGGCTTGCTTTACAAGTTCAACAGCGTTAGGCAACAAATTCACCCCCAACCAATGTTAAATCCATCATGTTTTCATCTTCCTTGAATGTGAAAACCACCTTTTCCGCCATCAAATATTGATTGGCGATAATGTCACCTAAGTTCAAGGAAACCATGACAGCAGAACCCGCCCGAATATCCGGGCGGGCAAAAGCGTTTTTGATTGTCAGCTTGCGGGTTTTACGGTCATAATGGGCCAGCATGGCTTCCGCCTTTGCGGCGGCTCCCGTTGCGGTCTGAATTTCTTCAAAATACTGAAGAACACCCCATTGGTTGATCTTCTCCCCGTCCTGGGCCACATACAGTTCCCGCTTGCCGGTCTTTTCATTGTTGAAGGCCAGCTTGATCTTGTTATAGGTGGCATCGTCAATGCTGGAAGAATAGCTGAAGTTTTCCGCCGCTTCCATGTCAATCAGAAGGTTGGTTTTCATGGAATTTATGTCTTTCAGTGTCAGGCTTCCAACATCATCATACAGGACATATAGCTTCCCGGTGTTCAACAGGGTTTCGTCAAGGGCGTTCTGGATCATGTCGAATAGGGTTTGGTTTTCTTCCACCACGGTTTCCATGGTGTAGCCGGTATCTTCCACGGTTCCAAGGTTCAACCGAAAATCCGTGGCGATCCGCTTTAGAAGATCGGAAGCCTTCAGCCCTTCTTCCGTGATCGTGTCCTTGTTCTTCAGATAGCGCAGTTGGTCATAGGCCGTCACATCAATGGTGCCGTCCTTATCCCGGCTTTTGATGAACACGAACCCATAGAACATGGGGGTTCCGTCCAGGGTCAGCTTTACGGGATCACCTTCCTGGAAGTTCAGCTTGGAATCCTTCACAACGGTGAAGGTCAGCTTGCCGGGGGTGCCCTTTCGCTCCAAAGTCAGCTTTGCGCCTTCTACCACGGCGGGATATTGAATTGTTGAACCGTGTTGAATCAAGATTTCAGCGCCCAAAGGAACACCCCCTTCAGTCAGGGCATGGTTAGAGATTGGCCGGAATAAATCAGGTTGGGGTTCTTGATTTTATCCTTGTTCAGTTCATAGATTTCTTTCCAGCGGGAACCGTCCCCCAACTGCTTCTTTGCGATATTCCACAAGCAATCCCCGGATTTCACGGTGTAGTTCGCCGCTTTGGGGGCGCTGGTTGTTTCCCGTGGGGGTTCTTGTACCGTGGCGGTGGCCGGTTGGGACGGGGCCGAGGAAGGGGTGATCTGAACCGTTTTAGTGCCAAAGGCCCGGTATTGTTTCAGCTTGACCGAAACGGTCAGATCAAAGCCTTCTTTGGCATCGTCCGTAATTTGGTAATCTTCCAGGCCAACGGTCAGATTGGAATAGAACAGGGCCACCCCGTCCGGGCGGCTCCTGTTCAAAATCCATTGAAACGGGGTCTTGCTTTGCTTCAGCCGTTCAAACAGGCTCAAATAATAATCGGCGCTTTGTGCGCCGCCGTTGGTGAACGGATAGGGAACTTGGGGAAGAACCACGTCAAAGGAAACGTCTGTCAGCTTTGCTTCCTTCAGGATGTTGATTTCTTCCCCGCTGATCAGGGTCAGGGTCTTGTTCTGATTGTTGATTTTCACCTTCACTTTGGAAGGGGTAATGGGCATTAAAGCCCCGGCAATGTACATTTTGTAAGCCATTATTCATGTACCCCTTCCGCCGAAACATCCAGCTTTTCCGCAAAGTCGAAACAGAAGGCTTCCATAACCCCATCAAGGTCAGTGTCCTTGGAAATGTGGTTTTCATTGTGCTGTTCCACTTTGATTTCCGCCGTGGTGTAACGGTTGATTGCTTCCCGTTCGGCAATATCTTTCATCCACGCCAAATCTTCATCCATATAGTCCAGCGTGTCAGCGGCGGCGGCAGTATTGGCGGCGGTGTCCCCGGTGTTGCCATATACCCCATCCAGGGTGTTTCCAAGATTAAAAGCGTCCAGGGAATCCAGGCCCATTTCATCCAGGGTGGGGGTCTTGAACAATCCGCCGATGGTATCTTCAATTCCTTCACCGAATTTGTACCCAAGATCAAAGGCTTGCCCGTACTCGAACCGGCCCAACTTCATATCATCGGCGTTCATTTTCTCCATGACTTCTTCACCCTTGCCAAAGGTTTCATCAACCCATCCACCAAGGGAATCACGCCAGCCTTGAACCGCCCCGGCCAAATTGGAACCGAAAATGGCATCAATGGCACCGGCCAAAGTTTGAAGTACACCAAGAACCGTGTCCGCCAAATCAAAGAACAGGCGGGCCACGGCTCCAACGGGATCAGTGAATACGTTTCCGATGAAGTTTGCCACGGTGGCAACCAAATTGTAGATCAGCACGAACACGTCAACGGCGATATTCCACAGGGCCACGAACAGGTTCCCGATGAAGGCAAGCGCCGCCATAAATGCGCCGCAAATTATACCGGTGGCGGAAACGCTGGTTCCGGCAAATTTGTTGACCGCCGCCACGGCGGCATAGAACACGGCCACCAGGGCAATCACCAGCATGACGATCCACATAATGGGACAAGCGTACAGGGCCGCATTTAGGCCATATTGGGCCGATGTTTCGGCAAAGGTGGCCCCCGTTGCCATCATAGTTGAAGCGGCCTTTACCTGTTCGGCAAAGGCGTGGGCATGAAGTAAAGCCGTGGAAATTCCGGTGATTGTGTTCACGGCCAGTTGTGCCCCATAGTAAACCAACAGCGCCGCCGCAACCCCGCCAATAATCGGGCCAATCCAGCCCCAATTATCCACGATAACAGAAGCCACATTCAGGGCGGCTTCTGCAATCCAGGTCAGCACAATGATCAACCCGGAAACGCCATCAGAAAACACCGTCAAAAGTTGTTCAATTTGGGGGAAATGTCGTTCAAATACGTCAAAAAATTGCAAGGCGGCGGGGTAAACCCGGTTTCCCAACACTTCCCGCAAATCACCAAAGCGGTTCTGGAATTGAATGATTTTCCCTTCAGGGGTGTTGGACATGGCTTCATACAGGCCATCCCAACTTTCCGCAATAATGCTATTGATCACCGTTGCCGCCCGCATATCTTCCGACATGGATTGATAATCTTCACCCAAGGCTTCCACATATTGGGCGTGGGTGGCGGTGCCTTCAATCACGGCTTTTTGGGCATCCGTGAATTCAAAGCCCTTCTTGGTCATAGCGTCATAGGCACCGGTCATGATCTTACCAAGATTGGTGGCATAGTCCACCATGGCGGTTGCATCAATGGCCCCGCCCCCGGTCATGCCCATGGCGTAATTGGAAAGGGTGTCCATCATGGACATAATGGCTTCAGCGTCCGAAAAGTAGGTGGCGAATTCAGCGGCACCGGCAATCATGGCTTCATCACCGTAAATGCCCCGGCCCTGAATTTCAGACGCTTTGGCGGTGATAGCGTCATAGGCGCTGATTGCTTGGGAATTGTCCACGGCTACATTGGCGGTGATCGTGTTCCCGTCCACGGCGTTGATGAAATCATCATAGGCCGCAACCGCCCCGCCCGTGTTCAGGGCCAGGGTGGCTTCCAGTTTCCCCGGCTGATCCGGCCCATTCAAAACAAGGGTGTTCTGAATGGTGTTCCCGTCCGTCCGGTTAGCCCAATCGTCATATTCCATGGCGGCTTGCATGGCTTCCCCATTGTCCAGGTTCAAGGCCGTGTCAATGGCCGAACCGTCAAGCCTATTGGAAACCCGGTTGAACCGGTTCAAGGCGTTTATAGCATTGGAAGTGTCAACAGTGACTTGGGGACTGTTCAACGCTTCCAAATTATTTTCAAGATTATTCAGGGTTTTTACTGCATCCCCGGTGTCAACTGTGACGGGGATTTCAATATCTTCAACACCCATGTTCGCCAAAACCGCTTTTAGCTGGTTTTCGGCGTTGCGTTGGGTGTCGGCCAGCTTCATATTTTCTTGCGCCCATCCAAGGGCCGATTTCACCCCGGCGATACTCACCACGGTTGCCAAAATGCCCTTCAGCTTGCTTCCCAAAGAATCAGCGGCGTTGGCTCCTTCCCGAACACTACCGTTGAACTGATCCTGGGCCTGTTCGGCTTCCCGGATATTCTGTTCCATCTGATCCAGTTGACTTCCGGCCCTTGCCAATTCTTCACGGGCTTCCTGAATGGCGGAAGTGTCGATCACGTTCCCGGAAGCGTCTTGAACCGCTTCAAAACTATTCAGAACAATGTTCAAGGCCGTGTGAATGTTCTTCAGGGGGCCGCTCATTCCGTCATACAGGGACAGGGCGCTTTTAATCGTAGCCATAGGATCACCACCTTAAAAATCCGCCTTGCGGCGGAAGGGTCAGTGTTTCCGGCCCTTCCGCCCGCCACGGCGGTTTTTGCGTTCAAGTTCTTTCGCCTTCTGCTTTTCATGCTCCACCCGTTCATCAATGGCGGCGATCACAAAAGCCCGCTCCTTCCGGGGCAAGGCGAAAAATTCATGGGGTAAAATGTGAAGTTCGTGAAGGCAATAGTAACAGATGTTTGCTTCCCCATCACCTTCACGAATTAGTTTTTTGCTTCGTCAACCTCATCCTGAAGGATGGTGTCAAACCCGCAAACTTCTTGCACCTTGGAAACGTATTCGGCGTATTCGCCGGGGGTCAGCATGGCCTTCAGAAGTGCTTCCCCGCCCATGACGTGATAGCTGTTCTGAAGATCGGCGTTGTTCAGGTCAGGGAACACCGTACAGGCCACGGCCAGCTTCCCAAGGTACATATCATAGTCGGTTTCCCGCTGATACTGATTCTTCTTGCCGGGGACGGGAACCCGCTTGGCGCAGGACTTCCGCAAGGCTTCATCTTCCGTGGCGGAAATGGTCTTGATCTCCCACAGCATGGGCTTCTTCTTTTCGTCCAGGAACCGGGGGGAAGCGGGGAACTTGATGTGATCCACCGTCAAGGCGTTTTCCGCCAAAAATGCGGACAGGGTGTTACTCATTGTTGAATTCCTCCTGTTTGTTGAAAGTTAATATTCAACCCCCGCCCACGTTCAGCGGGCGGGGGCTGGTGTCCGGTTAAACCATGCCATCCAAGTGATTAAACACTTCCGGCATCTCGAAATCCTCAAAGGTGAAGTCCATATCTTCATCCAGATATTCAGCGTCAGCGTCAAACTTTGCCAGAAGGGCGCTGTCGATGTTGCAATCCTTCAGAATGACGGTTTGCCGTCCAGCGGCAGACGTGGGATCTTCGTTGGTGATCTGAATGTCGAAATACACGTCCACGCCGGTGTTCTTGTACCGCTCCATCATTTGGCGGAAAATGGACGTGTTATAGTGGAAGGTGGCGGAACCGGTGCCCTTCCAGCCGGTGGCCTTGTTGCCCTTGCCGGTCTTGCCCAAAATGGGAACTTCCGTCTTGTTCTTCTCGAAATGGGCTTCCAGGTTGATAGCCTGCATGAAGTTATACCGCACATCGTCAATGGTGACGAAACACTCCGCAAGGGCCGCAAAGACGGAATCCTTGGGGTGCATGATCGGCGTTCCATTCCAGTTCAAGGTTTATTCCCTCCCTTCTTACTGAACCCAAACAACCATGTAAAGCTGTTCCATGGCGTTGATCGGGGAAACGTAGTCCGTAACGGCAACGGCCTTTTTGGTGTCACCCTTTTCAACCGTCACGTCCTCCGGGCTGAAGTTCTCAATGGCCCGGATAGACTGAAGCTGCTGGTGGTGCTTTACAATGTCGTTCCACAGGCTGATCCGTCCGGGCGCATCATTGGGAACCTTGCCAATATACTTCTTGCCGAACAGAACGGCAATATCATTGGCGATCTGATCCAGAACCCGGATCGTCTGGTTGCTGGAAAAGTCCCCGGATTTTTCGTCCGTGATGGAAATGAAGCTGTTAATGTCGGTCAGGACATTCACCTTTTCATCTACCATGTGGAACATGAAGGAACCTTCCTTGATCCCGTTTTCCAGTTCCGTCTGACTATACCGGGTGTCGATGGTGTATTCCCCATCATAGTTCTTGTTCGTGGCGGACTTGTTCACGGCGGTTCCGGCCACCACGCCCGTCACCCACGGGATCAGGGCGGCGGTTTCTTCATCCTCACCGTCCAGGCCGTTCTTGACGCTCACAACGCCTTCATAGTCCGCAAGGTGGTTAGATACCACCACCTGGAACTTCTTGCCCACATCGTCCCGCATACGCTTACAGAAGGCCGCATACAGGCCCTTGATAATGGGATCGGTGGACATACACCCCATGGCGTTGAAGTTGTAGCCTTCCGCCTGATCAAGATAGAACTGGTGGGCCGCATCTTCCACGGCTCCATCCTCACCACCGGTCAGGGGCATGGAAGCGGTCAGGGCCAAAGTGCCGCCCTCATTCCACACCACGAAATCATTGTCCTTCAGATCGGTGATGGTAGAAACCTTCTCTTGCCGGTCAACGGGCACGATCCCAAGGTAGGTGGAAACGTCATACACGGGGTTTTCGTCCGTGTATTCTTCCGCCGCTTCAATCACGATCCGCACATCGTTCCCCCGCACACCGGGATATTTGGCGGTAGCAATCGGGGTGGGAGTTTCCCCCGGCCCCAAGGTGCAAACGGCCTTTTTGCCGTCCATGTTCAGGCGGTAGAAGTGAACGGTTTTCGCCGTCTTGAAAATCTCCCGCATGGGCAAAAGTTCCGGGGCGGTGTAGGCGTAGCCGAAAATTTTCTGACTGTTCTTGATGAAGTCGGCCAACTCCACCGTGAACATCTTCCCTTCAGGCCCCCAACTCATAGGAAGGGCAATCGTGGCATAGCCACGATCAGACAGGGTGGCGCTTGCGTAGGGGACGGAAATGAAATTGATATAAGCGCCGGGAAGAATTTTGTTCTGCACCAGGAAGGTGCCGCCACCAAGGGCCATTAGTTATTCACCTTGCCTTTCTTCCCTTTCGGGGTCATAAAGTCCCGGATCACGGCTTCCACCTGATCCATGGTGTACCGCTGGTTTTCATTCAGCTTGACCGTCAGAAGATCACGGCGGGTACTGAACTTCTTAAAGGTCAAAATCTGTTCCTTGCTATACGTCACCGGGGCCTTCTGTTCGGTGCCTTCAGCAGCCTTTTTAGTAGCCATCAAATCACCCTTTCTTTGTGTGTTGGTCGATCTCCAAGGTTTCCATGGTGGGAAGTTCCTTGGGAATGTTTACGATCATGTTGTAGTTCACGAAAAAATGAAGAACGCCTTCCACCACTTCATAGCTGATAGACGTGCCCCGTAACATATCCCCGTTGGGAAGGGTGATATATCGCAACCCAAACATCAGGTATTCGGCCACGTTGTACAGTTCTTCATTGGTGCCGCCGTCCTTGGGGAAATAGTGAATATCAAACGGGTTCCGCCAAATGGCCCGATCCCCAAGAAGGGGTTTCTGTTCAGGCTTCAGCGTGGCAATAAAAAAACAAGGTTCTGTAAAACCTTGCTTCACATCGTTTTTGTAAACCCTGAATTCACTTCCAAAGGTGGTGCCCAACGCCTTTGCAATTCCCGTGATAATGTCATTCAGCATCAGAACACCCCCTTCAACAGCGTGTAAAGTTTCTGTTCCAGAAGGGCCGGAAGCTGGGCTTCCAATTCCTGTTCGGAAATGGTCAGCATGAAGCGCCCTTTCACCCAACTTGCCTTTAGGCTTTTGCCCAAGGCGGGGACGTAGCGCCCCGGTCTTTGACGGTGGCCGAATTCAACGTAGGACGCATATTCCGTGGCGTTCACCACGGTCACAATGTAGGTGTTGCCCACCTTTTCCACCGGGAGAATCACCCACGCATCCCGCAAGGTGCCCCCGGTATACCCGGCCCAATACTGTTGGTATATGGCGCTTTCCCGGCTTGCAAACTTGCGCTTCTTGCCGCTTGCGCCAATCACGGTGACGGTGCTTTTTTTGTTGTCGTAAATGTCTTTAGGCACTACCCCAACAGGAGTGCGCTTTTTGACTTTCTCCAACAGACGGCCCGCAATATCGGCGGCGGCTTCCCGGCAAAACCGGTCAAAATCCACCTGTTCCAGTTTGGCAAGCCGTTCTTCCAAGTCCTTCAGGGCTTGAAAATCAGCTTTGCCCCAACGCCGCCCCATCAGGCCCACCCATTCCACAGGGCCAGGGTGATTTCCTGGTGGTTGGTGAACACCCCGGCTTCCCCGCTTTGGGAATAGGTGAATTCCCGTTCAAGTTCATTGAAACGGTGAACCACGATTTTACAACCGGGCGGGATCACCACATCCGGGGACAGAAACAGCTTCACGCCTTGGGCCACGGTGGCAACGTGGTTTTCATCGGTGGTGGTCAGGTTTTCAAAGGACAGCTTGCATGGCTGATCTTCCAGAAGCGGCACTTCCTGAAAGTCAGTCAGGTTGGTGTCAGGATCGGTGACTTCCTGTTTAACATAAAAAGAACACCGATCCTTCCACAACCGTTCCAGGGCCTTCCGGTGGGCGTTCACCACACCAACCGCCTATAACGGATGAATTCACGGGTTCTGTCACGGGTCAACCGGGAAATCAGCACTTCCAACCGCTGTTCCGGTGTCAGGCTCCCTTCACCCACGGCAAAAACCGTGTTGGTGTCACCTTCCTGGATTTGCTTAATTGCCGCTTCAAAATCCAGGCCGTTCATGTCAAGCTGTCCGGCGTTCTTCTTAAAGGTCAGATATTCCCCAACCACCAATTCCACAGATACCCAATGCAAGCCTTCCGGGATTTCCTGTTGGTTGGTTTCATTTTTCACCCGTTCGGTCACGCTGTTGATCAAATAGGGAAGGAACGGATCATCCCCGGCCCCGGCAACGCCCAAGGCTTCCAGAAAAGCAACCGCATCTTCCAACATGGGCGTTCACCCACCTTTCTTATTCGCCGCCCTGATCTTCTTCAGGGGTGGGCAACGGCTCCACGGCCCGGATAGCGGCCAGGATTTTCCCCTTGTTATTGGTAACCCCGGTCAGGTCGATCCCGTGATCCTGGGCATAGGCGATCAGTTCCTTGTTGGTCATACCGGCCAGGGGGTCAGGATCAGCGGCGGGGGCTTTCCCCTCCACCGTGTAACCCTGTTTCTTCAGGTATTCGGCATCATCAGCGTTGTCGGTGTAGCCAACGCCGTTGCGGAAATTGACAATGCACTTCCCGCCCCGGTACACGGCCCCAAACCTCTGTTTTCCCATGATCTTGAACATTATTGAAGCCTCCCTTACGGCTCAACACTTGCGCCGCTGTCCTTCAGGCCGGTAATAGAACCGTGAAGGAAGGCGGGGCCGTGATCCAGGCCGATTTCACCATAAATCTGCTTGCGGTCAGAAGCGCCCACCTTTGCCAAATCTTCCAGGAACAAAACGCCCTTGCCGGGAACGTCCTGGAACACAGGCGCACAGGCGGACACGTCAAACAGGCCGATGGAACCGGGCTTCATAAACGGGTTGTAGCAGATACCCATTTCAAAGAAGTCACTTTCCAACTTCTGAATGTTCATACCGCCCACGGTGCGGGTCTGGGGGGTGTTGTAACCCACCTGCTTTTCATACAGGGTGGTGATCCGCTGTTTCTGTTCGGAACCACAGAACAGAACCATGTTCCCGAAAAAGGCCCCGGCATCCGCCATAGCCTTGAAGAACTGCTTCAGCAGATCAACGGACAGTTCAGCGCCGCCAGCGTCAATGTGGGTGCCGGTGGAACAAAGTTCCATCATGCCACGGGTCTTGTTCGCTTCGTTCACGGCACTTGCTTCCGCATAGGTGCCGTTCAGGAAGGTGTGTTCCACGTCACGGGCGATCTTTTCCAGGCGGCGGGCGATCTGCCAATCCAGTTCAGAAGTGGGGTTGGCTTGCGCCCCGGCGGGGATCAGGCCGGACAGCTTGCCCCGGTTGGCCTGTTTGGCGTAGGTGATGGAAATGGTTTCGTGGAAAATCTGCGTCACGTTGTACTTCTGCTCACGGGCAATCGCCGTGGCGGTGGGGGCCGTTTCGGAAGCCTGTTCCGAAATCTCCGGCTGGGCGGGTTCGGGGAACTCATACAGTTGCCCGGTGATGAAGCGGTCATTATCAGTCTTGCGGCCCCCAGACAGCCCGCCGATCATGGACAGGAAGGGGGTTCGGGTGGGGGAAGCGGTGAACAGTTCCCCGGCGAAATTGGGCAGATTGAAAGTGTTGCCGGTTCCGGTTACGATGTCAGGCATAGTTAAACATCCTTTCTACATTGTGATTTTGTGGGTGGGGGATTAGTACAGTTCCACACCATCAGCGGCGGCTTCCCGTTTAATTGCCACGGCAAGGGCGGAATTCCCGGCCTTCCGGGCATCCGCCAACCGGGTTTCATAGGTGCCCGCTTTGGTGGTGGGGTTCACGCTGGTGCTTCCAGCGGGGGAAGCGCCGGAAATGGTGGTTGTCTGTTGGGCGGTATCATCAGCCTTAAAAAGAAAGCTGGTTCCTTCGGTCTTTGCCAGCTTGCCGATCTCATCCGCAAGGCCCCGGATCGTTCCATCATCGTCCAAGGTGGCCTTCTCCATGAAAGCCGTCAACAGGGGCTTGACGGTGGCGGGGTTAATGGCCTTGGCATCGGTCAGGGCCTTTTCCAAGGCGTTATCCATCTTGATTTTCTGGATTTCCTCGGCGTGGGCCTTGTCCTTGGCGGCGTTGTCGGCCTGAAGCTGGGTGATCTGTTCCTGAAGGGCGGCGGCATCGGCCCCGGACGTTTTCAGGGCGTTCAACTGCCCATCCCGCTCGGTGATCGTGGCCTTGGCGGTTTTCAATTCCTCGTTTACCTCATTGAACCGGGTCTTGGTCACAAAGGAACCGTTCAGGCCCTCCATAACCTTTGTTGCCTGTTCTTCTGTCAGGCCCATAGCCATCAAACTTTCTTTGGTCATGCTGGTTTACCTCCAATCAAATTTCCTGTTTTTCCGTGGGTAGGAACCACGATTTTGAACCGTTTACTTTTCCACCCACACGGTTCCAACGGGTGAAGGTGGTATGAAAAAACCACCACCGGCCAGGGCCGGGGTGGTCTATTCAACGATATTCTGTTCAGCGTTCTTCTTCAAACGCTCCATGTAGGCTTCAAATTCTTCCACCACTTCAGGCGGTGCCCCCGGCTTTAAGTGCCAGTTGTCGGTTTCCGGGACAAAGAATTCACTTGTAAAAAATCCAGGCATCGGCATTTATTTCTTCCATCCTTTCATCAGTTCGGTTAATTGCCGCCCAAATTCCGCCGCAACCGGGCGGGGGTTTGGACTGTCCAGCCATTCACAGAAACATTCCGCAAACCATTCTTGGGCATCTTGGGTGGCGTAGCCGGACACGGCGCTTCTTGCATCGGAAACCTTCAGCCCACAAGCCTTCATCACCCTGGGCCGCAAGTAGGCGGAAACCGTCTTTGGTTTCCAACCTTGCATCCCAACCAAGTGTTCCGTGTGGGAAAGAAAATCGTCAACGGCATGGCCGAATTCATGTGTAACCACAGAACGGAAGGTGGTGTTGGCCGGGTGGAAGCCCGCCGCAAGGTCATGTTCATACATCCGTGTGATCTTTTCAAAAGAACTGAAATAGCTGGTATTGATCCCAACCCCGCCACGGCCCAAACCAAAGGAACATTGGGCGTAACACCCACCGGACAGCTTGGAAGCGTTGATCGAATTCAGTTCACCAACAAAATCAGGCAACTTGGAAAAGAGATTGTCAACAGACTTGTAAACCTCTTTGGCAACATCCAGATCACAGCCTTGAAGGCTCAAAAGCTGGTTCCCATCGAATGGGGAACCATCGGGCAAGGTGGTTTTGTAGAACCACCCCTTTTCCCTCATAAGGGCTTCCACTTCTTCAACCGTGGTGCAATCATCCACAGTCTTTTCCGCCTTGGGCTTCATTGTAGCACCAACAGCGGCGGCGGTCAATCCGGCCTTGCTTCCACCGTCCACAAAGGTTTTCTTCCAGGTCTGATAATTCATGCTGGAAGGCACATAGTAGACTTCATTTTCAGCGTTCCGGGCGATCCGCTTTCCGTCCATATCCTCATAGTGGGGGCACGTTGTCCCCCGGCAATTCGGGTGGAAAGGTGGAACCGTCACGCCGGGTTCATATTGGGATAGGGGGATCACCGTTCCATCCAGGCCCCCGCAAAGGTCACAGGTGTGACGGTCAAGGGTTTCAAGGATTTCAATTTGTTCAATCCCCAAGTCTTTATATGTTTCCCGGCTTGCCTGGGCGTTGAAATAGGTGGTTTCAGTATGGGCCAACCTTCCGGCCTTATACCGGGACACACCGAACTTGTTCTTAATGTTGTCGGTAATCTTCTGAAGTCCGTCACCCCTCAAAAGCCCTTGGGTCAAGGTGCTTTGAACACCGGAAACCAGATTGGCCTTGTTTTCCCAACAGCGATCCCGGAAGGTCTTTCCGTCCGCCGTCCAGGGCCTTGAAAGTAAAGTTTCAAGTTTCTGCTGGTTCAGGGCGGTTATATCCCACCCCAACCCAAAGCCCTTCTGGATTTCAAAGGCGGTGTGGGTGTAGCCGTTGGAAACCACATCCTTCAACAGCTTATCCAGGCCGTCAAGCTGTCCGCCATACAGAAGTTCCATTTGCTGTTGAATTTGAAGCTGAATAGTTTCAAGGCGGCTGATATGGAACCGGGCGGAAGCGTTTTCCAGCTTCTTCAACCATTCCGGGGACAAATTGGCCTGTTCCCCAATCTTGATGTATTGATCCACCGTCCATCTAAATTCTTCCATTTGGCCGGTTGTCAACATCTTCCGGGCATCGGTCAAACTGATCCCATTATTGGTAGCAAAGCGCCCATACCACCGTTCCAGGTCAGCTTGAACGGTGCGTTCAGCGTCCCGGTATATGGTTTCAAGGTCGCTGATATAGGAATTAGCGTTCTGGTGGGCGGCATCGGCCAGAATGGAGAACCGGCCCCGCCAATAGTCAGCACTTTTTGACATGGGCCGATCCTCCCTTCAGCGTCTGTTTCTGCCCGTTTACGGGGTCGGTTAGAACAGAAAAAGCAACTTTTCCCCTGGTGACGCATACGGGAATCGAACCCGTGTTACCGCCGTGAAAGGGCGGTGTCTTAACCGCTTGACCAATGCGCCATATAAACGCCGGGGGTTGAAGGCAACCTTCAGGGGCCAGGAGTGAAAACCCCGCCCCGGCGTAGGAAGGGCGGGAACCTCCCCTTTAGTTCCCGCCCTGATCCCCGTTGTCCTTGTCGGAAGTGCCGGTGGCCGGTTTATTGGGGAAGGCCCCCATGTAATCAGCCATAGCTTCTTCCTTTTCCTTCTTCAGCCGTTCCAATTCGGTTTGAACGTCCTTTGTCCACGGGTGCTGTTCCACAATGGTTTCCGTGGACAGAATACCCATGGAATTCTGACAGTTGGTGATTGCTTCACTTTCATTGATCAGAATATCCCGGTTGAAGATCACGGTGACTTCTTCCTGTTCAAAGTCACCGGCTCCCTTGGTTTTCAAGTCCTGGATCACAAACCAAAGAAGCTGTTCAAAGGCGGCTTGAAATTCGGTTTCCATCCCGTTTGCGTCCAAGTCGATGTTGGAATACATGGATTGGATGTTCATTTGGTTGGGATTGCCGGACAACCGATCATCCTTTGCGTCATAGCCACGGGCGTTTTCAATCAGGGCCTTCTTGAACAGTTCCAGAATGGCCTTGTAATTGTCCGCCGTCACCACAACCGCCAAATCATCAACGCCGCCATTTTCCCGAACCTTCACCACGCCATAGGTGGCAAGGTTTTGACGGAATTCCCCAAGGTTTTCCCCATCGTAGTCCTTCAGGATCAGAATGGTGTTCCGGGGGTTTTCCTCCATGTTGTTTTCAAAATCGGACAACAGAAGGTTGATCCCGTCCTGAAGGGATTTCACACGCCGGATCAGGGGGATTTCTTTCTTGTTATATTTCCAGGCGATCAAGGGAAAGTGGTTCCAGTTGTAAGTTTCCACTTTGCCCCCGGTTTTGGCGGTGATATAGGGGGAATAGTCCCCCAATTCCACATCAGGAACCAAGGTGGAACCGTCCAGGATATAACGGTAAATGCCATCAGGCTTGAACAGTTCAACCCGCTTCACAATCTTTTTCGCCAATCCGTCCCAAACCTCTTGGAGATACAAACGGGCGGCGGCATCCAGGGTGGTGTGATCATCGTCCTTCCAAAAGGGAAGAATCTGATAGGCCGGGAAGCGCCGGAAGGCCAATTCCCCTTGTTCATCGTAGTAAACGAACAACCAGCCCTTCCCGCCGTTCAGGGCATCTTCACAGACATATTTCAGGACACGACGGAAATTCAGCGTGAACTTCTTGTTCAGGATTTTGACATATTCCTTGTTTTCACAACTAAAAGTGAAGGGCTTGCCCATCAGATAGTTGACCTTCTGATCCACCATGTTTGCATATTGGTTGTCAATCACCTGGGCATTAGGCAGATTTTCCAGCACCATCAACTTCCCATCAGGGCCAATAGCGGTGCGCTTCCGCTTCAGAATATCGTGATCCCCGGAATAGTAGCGTTCACCGGCCATCTGTTCCCGGCGTTCGGCGGATTTCTCCCACGCCACGATTTCACGGGCAAAGAATTCCAGTTCCGTCAAGCCCGCCCCGGCTCCCGCCCGAATAAGGCGATTGATCCGGGCGGTTTCAGTTTCCATGAAAAACGGCATCTGTTCAACCACCTTTCTATTGCTTCATAAAGTTGAACCCCTGAAAATACAGGGGTTCAACCGGCTTTTGTTACTAACGTGTTAATCAAAGCTGAATGTGGGGCCAACCAGAATATCTTCCAGGGCATACCGCATAGCGTCCATCAGGTGGTTGAAATCATCAATGGGGATGTTCAACCGCTTGCCGGTCTTGGTGTCCGTGTCCCAAGTGTAGTTTGAAATTTCAGTGATGAAGTTCACACATTTGGGGTGAATGATTATGTGATAGTCCTGAAGATAGTCAATCCCGTTATTCACGCTGTCCCGGCCCTTCCGTGATTCTCGAATATGGATCAGGCCCAAGGTATAAAGGCGGTCAATGCTCTTGGGTTCAGCACAATCCGCCCTGATCCGCTCTTTGGCATAACCGGCCCGCTTCACGGCATCGGCTATGTTTTCGTTACTCATACCGGTTTTATAGATTTCATCAAAAACCCAAATGGTTTTCGTGGCCTTGTCCACCAGCCCACAAAACAGGGCGGCGGGATCGTTGGTATAGCCGAAATCCAGGCCAAAGGCGGACTTGATACCGGGAACCTTCCTGATTTCCTCCACCGAAAAGGCCCGTTCTTCCCAATTCTCAAAAATCAGGCCGTCCACAATACCCCAATCACCCAAACCGGCCACCCGGTAACGGCGGGGGTTGTTTTTCTTCATGGTTTCAAACACCAGAAGATCAGCGGCATCCAGCCATTCATTACACAGATAGTTGGTTGTCAGGGCCAGAACTTGGGGATCAGGCCGGTCAAAGAAGCGGGCCTTCAACCAATGGTGTTCATTCCAGGGGTTGAAGGTCAGCGTGATTTGTTTGAACAGGCCGGTTTCCGGGGGAATAGCGCCACGGATTGATTCATCCAGCATATCAAAATCTTTTTCATTGCTGATTTCATACGCTTCTTCAATCCAGCACCAGCACAAATAACCGTGTTCAACGGTGATTGAAGTCACCTTCAAGGGATCATCCAGGCCCCGAAAATAAATCTTCTGCCCGGTGGGCTTGTAGGTCATTTCCAGGGGGCTTTCCTTGATCTCCCAATGGGCATCAGCTTCCAGTCGGTGAATGGCCCACTTCAGTTGGGTGAAACAGCTATCTTTCAAGGTTCTGAATACTTTGCGAACCACAAGGGTGTTGGCATCGGGATATTCCATCATCCGCTTGATAATGTTCAGGGCCGTGGTGGTGGATTTCTTGGAAGCACGGGAACCCTTGCAAACCCGGTAACGGCCCTTGAAATGCCAAAATTTGTTATAGCCCCCACCAACCACGGTGGACAGGGGAAGAACCTTTTTCATAAATTCATCACCCAATAAACACAGGCCCTTGGAAAATCAGGGGTTCCGGGTTGATTTGTTACTATCCCGTTATTATTCGGGGGGAATATCGTCATACAGAACCACCGGAACGGTGCCTTCAACCTTCACCTTGTCATTGAACATCCCAAGGTGACGGCCCAATAGTTCCAGGGCCTTCAGCTTGTCATAGGTCTTGACTTCCCTTTCGGTGATTGCCCCATCTTCCGTGGGGATGTTCTTCACCTTCACGGAAGCAATACAAGCGGTATCGTCCCGGTGGGCTTCCCCCTTGACCGTGGCTTCGTCCATGTCAATCACGTCAACCGGGTTCAGGAAGGCCAGCTTGGCAATTTCCCGGATCACCCGGTCTTGATTGATCCCGGTTCGGCGGCTCCGTTCCGCTTCAGCCTTGTCAACAGCGGCCCGAATGTCAGGTTTGGTAAGGTTTTCACTTCCGATTGATTTGGCCGTGTCCGGCGAATACCCCGCCCGAATTGCCGCTTGGGTGGCGTTCAGGTCGATCAAGTATTCTTCAACAAATCGTTTCTGTTTCTTGGTCACAGGGTATTCACCACCTAACTTTTCAGCATAAAGCAAAGATTTTTTGTATAGAAAAAGCGCCCCGGTTCCCCGTGGGCGCAAATTCACTTTATCATTATAACCGGTTTTTAGGTCGCTTTTCAACCCTCGCAGGTCGCTTTTAGTCGCTTTTCAAAAAATTCTTGGTTCCCCTTGTAAAATTCAAGAAGGGCTTTTCCGTGAAGTTTCAGAACCCATTTAGGCGAAAAACTCAATTCTGCGGCTATATCATCCCATTCTTTCAACTGGATATAGCGCCCGATCAGGATGTTTTGTTGGTCAAGGTCAGGGACATTCTTGATCATGCTGAAGGTATCATTCCGCATGGTGGCAAGTTCATCAATCCGGGCGGTGATCTGCCGTTCAAGGTCAAGAATTTTGATCATGGTGCTTTCAAGGGGATTCTTTGCGCCGGAACTTTGCACCTTGTCCGGCTTCAGTTCATAGCTTTGACTGGTCAGGCCCGAACGCAAGGTGGCAACGGTGCCCTTCAACCGCTGGATCAAACGGTCAGTCTTGCGAATTTGGGCAAAATAATCTTTGGCCTGTTGGCTTAATTCTTTATCGGTCATTATGTATCACTCCTTTGGCATCCGTAGCAATTTGAAATTATCGGTAACAATCAGTAACATCCTCAACCCTTAGAATGGCAAGGCTTCCGTGAATTTGTTACGGATGTTACTGATAAAATTGCAACTTGCTTTTTATATACTCTTTTTATATATTTTATTTATTATTTATATTAAAAGGGTATTATATCAGTAACATCCGTAACATCAGTAACAGGCCCTATTCTCAAAGGTTTTAGCGTTACTGATGTGTAGCAATCATCAGTAACAACACCGGTAACAAATGCCGCTCCGCCACAACTGAACCGTTTTGGAGTGGCGATTTTTGAAAGTTAAGTTTCAACTTTATCCACTCCGTTTCTGTAACGCTTTTTCCCTTTCTTTCAGTCTTTCAGCCCGGTAAGATATTTCTTGCTGAATCGCACACCGTTCACCCCGGTCAACTAAAAAATTGTAGAATCGGCAATAGGATATGAACGGACAAGACAAAGAAACGCAAGTATTCATCATCGGTATTCCCTCCCCGTCTGCCGGTCTTTCAGTTCGATCCGGGTCAGAAGGTCAAACCCCGCCGCATTGATTATGTACTTCAGCACACCGATCAGGGCGTTCACCTTCTTCTGCTGTTCGGCTTCCTGCCGGTCAACGGCCTTCAGGGCTTCATAGGCCGTTGGGTCAGCGTAACCTTCCCCATTCTGCCAGGGTTTAGGCATCGGCTCCACCTCCATCTTCAAAGTCTTTGAACCACTGTTCAATATCACAGCCAATTTCTTTCAGCTTTTGGCGGGCCAACCATCCATCATCTTCCTGTTCCATCTGGTAATATTCTCGCAACTTCACCGTTTCGGAATAAAACAGTTCCCACGCCTTCTTCAGACGCTTGGGGCCAAACCCAAAGTGAACGTGAAGCATCCACAGAATAGAACTTTCCTTGTCCATGTCAAAGCGGCGGTCATTTTCAATGATTTGGCGGTTGATTTCCTGATCCAAGGCCCGCTGTTCATTTTTGTTCAACTGAACCCCAAAAATCTTCCCGTTATACTTTTTGAAGTTCATCCCGGATCACCCCTTTCCCGCCGCTTTCAGGCGATCCAACCACCGGTTCAGTTTGGCCGCTTCTTCAGCATCCGTGATCAGGTCAAAATCATCAGACAAAACCTTCAGGCAATTCCGCACATCAGCGACTTCTTCCTTCAGGTTGTCCACAGCTTCACAGTAACCAACCGGCGTGGGGTTTTCACCCCGGATCACACGGGCCACCTTCAGGGCCGCTTTGGACAGTTCGGCGGCTTCTTCTGCAAGCTGTTCCAGCGTGGCCGGAAGGCCAATTTTGGAAACACTCAGGTTCATTGTTCACCATCCTTTCAGTTAAACCATTTAATCACCGGATCACCGGTGAAGCCTTTTTCCCACACATACCACGCATAGGCTATGGCGCTATCCGGGAACCGGGCAAAGTCTCCATTTTTGGCACAGGACAGCCGGGAACGGGATATGTAAACTTTTCGGGGGGGGGGTCTGTCTGAAGAACTCACCCCGTTTTTGTCCTTCCAAGAACTGAACCTTCAGGAACATAGCCACTTTCCCTCCAGGCCGCACGCTGTCCAGTGCCCGCTTGACGAACTCTAACCCGGAAGAATAGGGCGGGTTCGTGATTATGTCCCCTTCAAAATCGTTCAGGGTTTCTTCAAGGAAGTTCAGCGGTTCAGGATCACCAAACCCCCGGTAAATCAGATCAGTGGAAATGACTTCATGCCCGTGGGCCTGAAGCACCTTGGAAATGTGCCCTTCACCACAGGCCGGTTCCCATATCACCGGGGCAAAAGTTTCCATTTCCAACAGCATTTCCACGGCTTTTGGGTCGGTGGCGTAGTAGTCAAAGGTTTCCCGCTGATCCGCCGCATGATTGGAACTCCCAAGGGTTGTGAATACTTTCTTTGAACCAGCCAAATCAACCACCTTCCTTCACAAAAATTTTGGTTTGCTTGCCGTTTCGGCGCTGGTTCTTAACGATAAACCCGAATCGACGTGTGATCTGCCGGGAAAACTCAATGTTTGAAAGCGGGTTCAGGTTGTTTTTGTTGCAATAGACGTTATACTTGAAGAAAACATCCTTGGTGGGTTCGTTTTCAATGGCATCCAGGCCAACTTCTTCCACAAACCCAATGATTGGGTTGTTGTTTTCCTCATATTCTTCAAGCTGTCCTTCAACCCGCTTGGAAACGGTGAATTTGGCGTTCCGCAACACTCGCTTCAGCCCTTCCAGGCCCAACCGGATCAGATATTCCATGGGTTCCTGTTCACACAGTTCATCTTTGATGTAGGGGCGGAAATCGGCATCATCCGGGGTGAATTTGGCATCAAAGGGGACGATCACCAACCGGCGTTGAACGGCTCCTGTTTTATCCTTCATCCGGGGAATGGCGTTGGCACTGAACAGGAACTTTGAATAATTGTTGAACTCGAACGGGTCTTGTCCTTTGCGTTCGGCGTTCACCCGATCCCCCGTCACCAGCTTTCGGAAGGTGGACGCATTGGCAATAAATTCATCCCCAATATCATCACCAATGTTGGCAAGTTTTCCAAAAAGTTCAGCGGTCTTGAATCTGTCCCCCAATTCCTTCAGATCAAGGGAAGCGATATTGGCATCCCCCAAAAGCTGGTTCACCATATACAGGAAGGTTGATTTGCCGTTGCTTTTGTCCCCAATCAGGATGAAGGCTTTGCCTAACTCATTCCGGCGATACAGACAATAGCCAACCATTTCTTCCAGAAGTGCCCGGACTTCCGCATCATTACAGGCCAGCCGGTCAAGGGTGTGATCCAGCAGTTCCGAATAGGCGGCGGGGTTGTAGGGCCAGGGAACTTTATTGGTGATCACCACATCCGGCGTGAAGGGGTGGAAGGTATCATCCCGCAAGTCATAAAGGCCGTTGCTGAAGGCGATCAGGGCGGGGTTGGTTGGCTTCAGTTCTTCTTCAATGGAAATTTGAAGGTAGGACAGGACTTCCGATCTTTGCGCCCGCTTCAGGTTCGGGATATGTTTGATCATGGCCGCTTCCAGGGGGACGGCTCCGGGAATGTAAATCCCATCTTTGTAAATGTGCAACTGCCCATTGATCTTCACAATATGGTTGTTGTTCTTCATGTAATTCCCGAATTTATCATGTAAAAACGTCTTTTCCTTGAAGAAAATGGGCTTCTTGAAGGCATCGTCCCTCAAAATGGTTTCAAGTTCCCGGCTGTCCAGGGGATCAGGAAGGACGTACCGGTTGATCAGTCTGATACATTCACGGGCTTCTTCCTTGGTGAAATCCTCACTTTGAAGGGTCAGGATGTAAGTATATAGGGCCGTGTTCCTGCCATCCCCGGCTTCCATGGTCAAGAAGTCCTGATTGGTTTTCACCGGGGTCAGCCACTTGGGAATCTCCTGAATTTCATCTTCCGGGCAATCCAGCAGAATGGCCCGATCCACGCCATTAAAGCGCATAATGGCATAGCTGTTGTTCCGGCCCACTTTGGCATCCGTGGTAATCCCCACGGCAAGGGTTTGTTTTGTCCAGCTTTTTTCCACGGTGCCTTCCGGGTTCTTGAAGTAGAAGTGTTTTCCCCTGGTGGTGGCGTACACTCTACACTTCAAGCCCAAGTCTTGAACCATTTTGAACAGAATATCAGACGTTGGGCCATCGTCCACATCAATCAAAATGGTTTCGTCCCCAAGAATGGCGGCAAATTCATCAGCGTCCCGCACATCGTCCAGGGTTTTCAGGCGTTTCACACCTTTGAATTTCTCTAAACACTCCTTATTCCTTGTCAGGACATAGCCCCTAAACAATTCCACGGCTTAAAGCCCCCCCCCAAGGTGTCAAATGTTACGCCGAAATCTGCCAACCGGTCATAGATCATCTTGATATAGTAGCCCTTGTCCAGTTCTGCCGGGATCGGCAACCCGGTTACATCGTCATTGATGAAGAAACAGTGTTCAGGGGTATTGGCAAACTGTTCCGGGTTCTTTTCCCGGCCCCGAACGATCTTCCCGGAAACTTTGAACAAACCGCCTTTTTGGGTGTCCGTGGAAGCAAACACCCGGAAAGTTTGATCTTTCTGGATTTCTCCACCATAGAAGCGTTTCACGGTCTTTGACCGGCCCTTTTCGTCCCGGATTTTCTGATAGACGATAGTGGGGGAATACAGGGCATATTTGTATTTGCTGGAAACCTTCACAACCTTCTGAAAGTCCCGCAAGCTGGTACAGGCTCCAACGGTTTCTTCCGGCAAGGTGCCGTGAAGAAAATAGTCAATGATCCCCCGGTTCACAATGGGAAGGTCATAGTCCAGATCAGACAGCTTCTTCACATAGGCCCCCTTGCATTTCCACCGGGGCTTCCCCTTTTCATCGAACAGCGGGCCTTCCGGGACAATCAAATAATTGTTCACGTCCTTCTGAAAAACCTTGTGGAATTCATCGAATTCAAGGCGCATCCCGGTACGCTTTTCCCACTCCCAACAAATATCATCTATCAGGTCATAATCTTCATACCGGCGCAACTTCACCAAAATGCCATCGGTGTTGCTTTGGATAATGTCACAGTGATCTTCCAATCGTTCAATCAAATCCAGAAGAAGCAACTGCCCGCCCACACAAACATTGTTGGCTTGCCGGGGATCAAATAGGGCGTTGTGGCGGTCTTTCATAGCGCCATAGGTGGAATTCAGAACGATTTTATAGGGCTGTTGCATGGGGTTCTTTTCCGCCTTCAGCTTCAGGCGGGTGTGGTAAATTTCCGCATACCGGGCCGGGTCTTTCACGTTGCGGCTGATCCAGCCGTATTCCAGCATCAGGGACGGGTAATAACTCGCCACATCGACATTGATATACCACCCTTCCCCGGAATACTTGGGGATTGCCCCGTGAAGCCCGCCCCATGCAAAGACGTGAGGAACCCCGGCCACATCCAGGGCAAGGGTCTTGGAATAGCCCCGGTTCAAAGGGTTCTTGTAGAAGTTCAAAACGCTTGAATATCGTTCAATCCGCAAGGTTTTTGGAATCTCAATTTCAAATTCATCATTGTGATCCCGCTGAACGGCTCCAAGGATTTTGGCGGATAGCTGGGCCTTGGTACGTCCTATGTCCCCAATGGGAAGGTTGAAGGCTTTCACAAGGGACATTTGGGCATCGAATTCATCTTCCTTCCGCCGTAACCAGACTTCCACAGTTTCTTCCACGTCATGGCGGCAATACTTCACTGTTTCAGCCAATTCTTCTTCAGTCAGGGGCCGGTTAATGTCAAAGGGAACGGACGTTTCCTTGATGGAATGGCCCATGAACGCTTCCAGGGCTTTCAGGCTGATTGGCGGGTTGGGCATCACGTCATAGTTGATCACCGGATAATCACGGAACAGGCTGGAAAATCTATATCCGGGTTTGTCCTGCAAAATAATCCAATCATTCACCTTCTTGGGGTCAAACCCGCAAAGAATAGCCTTCAGGATGTATTGGTCATAGTTCCGGCTGTTGTAACCAACCCAAATGTCACCCTTGTGGGCTTCATAGAATTGAAGAAGTTCGGCGGGATTGTTGATAATCACGGTTTCCTTTTTGGCGTAAATATCAATCAGAACCACAAGCCAATCATACTTGAAAACCTCAAAATCATAAAAAACCATCAATTCACCCACTTTCTGTAATAATTTTCGGTGAATTAGTGAAAACAGGCCCGCCACGGGAAGGCTTCACCATAGGCCCAACCGGGGGGGGGCTTGCGCCCACACCCCCGGCCTGTTGAAGATTAGTTAGCGTCAAAGACTTCCGTGATCTTGATGGAATTGAACTGGGAATCGTCATACTCCACGGCATATTCGATCTTGCCGTCAATGGCTTCCGCCACGTCCATCACCAGATCGGCAAACTGCTTGTAGTCCTGGAAGGCTACATCCACGCCGCTGTCCAGGGTGTTCAGCCATCCCACGGCGGACTTGATCATCCGGCCATCATCCTTGGTGCCGTAGATCACCCGGTTCATGAACAGGCGCTGGTTCTTGTACTCGCCGGACAGAATCTTGAAGGAAGCGGCCAGCATGGGGCGGTTGTCCTTCTTGGTGCCCTTGATTTCCAGGGACACAAGGGCCACTTCATACTTGCCGGCCGGAATGGTGGGGAAGTCCCCGGTGCCGTTTTCGGAAGCGTTTTCCACGTCTTTCCGCAAACCCTCCAGGTCAACAGAACGGTTGATCTTGTCAAAGTCGATTGCCATTGTAAGTACCTCCATTAAATTTGATTTTCTATGATTTTTCCGATTTCTCGGACTGCGTGGGTTATCCTTTGCCGGTTCATCCGGGGGCCTTGCAAAACCTCCATAATTGTGGCGGCTTGCTCTTGAATATCCGTGAACGCTGTTCTATTGCTTTCCAGGCTTGCTTCATAGCCGGTCAGATCGGTTTCCACTTTTGCCGTGGTATAATCAGCGGCTTCTTCCAGGCGGTTCACATGGGCTTCAAGCCACTTTGCCGCATCCATACCCATTTCCTGATCCACCATGTCCAGAAAATCCCGGAACTTGAACAAGGTGTGGTTGGAACCGTCCTTCAGGGAAACCACCACGGGGCAAGGATCAATTTTCATCAGCTTTCTTCCCGCTTCCTCCGGGTGCGCCGGGTAGGGGTCTGGGCGGGGGGTTCCGCCGTCTGCGGCTTGGTGGTGTTCACGCCCATCATGGGGGCTTCTTCCTCCGGCTTGGGGCGATCCCACAAAGGGCACTTTTCCGGCCCGCCGTCCTTGTGGCACCGGTGCGCCGCATCAATGGACGGACAAAGGGGAATATCCGGGTTTTCCTCATGCTGTCTGAAAATGCGTTCCGCATCGGGACAGGTGGGAAGCTGGACAGGATCAGCGGCTTCCGGCTTCCCGTCACCCTCTCCCTTTTCGCCGTCCTGGGCGGGTTCATTGGGCTGATCAGCGGGCGGGGTTCCAGGGGTGGGCTTCCTTGCCCTTCTGCGGCCCGTCTGCGGGGCGCTGGACGGCGTTTCATCGGTGGGCGGGGTGTTTACCTGGGGTTCGGCTCCGGGGGCTTCTGCGGGCTTCTTGGTGGCTTTCTGGTTGGCTTCCTCATAGACTTCACAGAAGGCGGCATAGTCCAGGGGAATTTCCTTATTGTGGACGGTCAACCGCCCCCCGCCGAAAATGACTTCAGAAGCCTTGAAGGACAGAACCCGTTCGTTATCGTCCGCCACGATCCGGGCCACAAGGTCAACCATACCGGCAACCTTGTTGGCAACCTTATCCTGAAGGTTGGGCTTGATGGAACTGATCTTGTCCCCGCCCTTGCGGGTCAGGTCACGGGTGCGATCCTCATGGGAAATCAGGACAATGTTTTCATAGTCCAGGTTCAGAAGGCGCTTCAGGGTGTTCAGGAACTCGGAACGAACCATGTCCCATGCCCGGAAGGAATCATCACTTTCGTGTTTCCACCCTTGGCGCTCACAGATAAACACCCGGCACGCTTCATAAACATCTTCCAGCAGGTCAACCACAATGGTTTTGAAGGTGTTCTGTTTCTTTTCCAGTTCGTCCACGGCTTCCGTGAAAACCTCATAGGCCAGCTTGCGCTTGGTGATCCGGCCCTCCACGGTCACGGTGTCCTTAATGGACACAAAAGGGGCATCCACGAACTTGATGTTGCCATCGGTGTTCAACATCAGGGGATCGGGGAAGCTGTTGGCAAAGAAGGTCTTGCCGCTGAAGGGTGCGCCGTACACCCACACCACTTTCTTCTTGGTGGCGTCCGGGGTGCGCCGCTTGTTTTCGGGAAGAAGCATATAGTCCCATCCTTTCATACAGAATTCTTCATATTCACACCAACCACAGAAGTGATTTGGTTTCTTGGGGTAGTCGGTGGCTTCCAGAATGTGTTTGGCATCGGTCAGGAAGTCCACCACTTTCAGGGGGTTATACTGCACTTGCTCCACCCAAGGGGTAGCATCGGCCAGGGCTTCAGTCAGGCGGTCACGAAATTGAATCAGGGTTTCCGTTCCCTTTTGCCTGATCTTCACCTTGGGGACAAAGAGGAAATAAAGGTTTCTGATTATACAGTTGGGGTGGGTCAACTCAAACCAATACTTGTATTCGTGAAGTTGCCCGCTTTCCAAGTAGCTTTTGGAATTGTTGGAATACTTGAAATCGTACAGGTCATAGTAATTCAGCCCAAGAAAGGTATCTTTGAACACCGGGGCCAAATAGTCCATGAACCCAATGAAGTCAGCGTTCCCAATGGGAAGTTCAAACCGGCCACCGGGGGGCAACAGCGCCGCCGCCTTGGGGATTAGGGCTTCCAGCTTGATCATTTCATTGATGTGTTCATCGGTCAGCACCGGGAAACTGTTTT